GTTAGGGGCTTTTTTAGTGCTAGTGTAGTAAGACAATTAGTTGTAACTCATGGCATTACGCGCCATTGACCGTCTCAAGAAAGCCGCAAATTTAGAAGCAACAAAAAGAGTCGTTACTCTTTCAGATGACAGCGAGTTTGAGATGTGGGTTACGCCATTGACGATGGCAGAACGTGAACGCGCCCAAAAGCGTGCTGGATCGGATGACGCCAATGCGTTTGCTTTACAGCTACTGATTACGAAAGCTAAGGATGAAGTGGGGGAGTCTTTGTTTCTGGCTGGTGAAGTTGATGTATTGAAAAACGAGGTGAAGGATAAGGATTTGCAGGCTTTGATGCTGGCAATTTTGACTGAAGACGAAGAAGAAGAGGCAATCGACCCAAAATCCTAAGCGCCGAGCTTCGTAAGGACAACTGGCTCATGCTGCAATTTGGTATTGCCAAGGAGCTTGGTATGAGCTTGTCGGAGCTACGGTCGACGATGACTGCAGAAGAGGTCTTGGGTTGGAGCGCGTATTTTAAAATTGTCAATGAGGACCAAGAAGCGGAGATGCGAAAAGCTCGTCGTCGAAGGTAGACTGCGATAAGTTTGCGCGAGGTGCTGTGGCTTATCAGAGCGAGATCGAATTTCGCGTAAAAGTTCTGGATAGTGAACTTAAGGAATTAGAAAAACGTTTAGAAAAACTACAAAATCCTTTTGCTGCATCAGGCAAGCGAAGGCCGACAGCTGCGAGAGCCGCTGGTGTTCGTGCTCAGAAAGAAGAAGCCGATCTTATTAGGCGAAGTATCGAAGACCTGGATCGTTTACGCGAAACAAAAGCGCAAAAAACTCAGCAAACAAATATAAAACGTGTTCGTTTTTTACGCGATCAACGAATACGGGCGGCGCGTGATGTCGCAAACGCAGAGAAAAAGTTTGCCGCAGATCAACTTAAAAGGGATAAGGCCGCTATTGCAAGTCGCCAAAGGCTAGAAAAAGCTGCTGCTTCGGGGAGGTCCAGAAAATTCCAAGACATCGCAACAGGTGCTGGCTTTCCACTGTTGTTTGGCGGCGGCCCGCTCCAAGCGGTAGCAGGCGGCCTTGGTGGAGCGGCAGGCGGTTTAGGCGGATCAATTGCTGCCAGCGCACTTACTGCACAGGTCGAAGCATTTGCAACAGAAGCGGCAAAGGTTGGCCAAGCCTTGAACTCAACTAGCGGTGCGCTTGAGTTGGTGCGTGAGAAGTCACTATTCAGTAGTGAAGCAGTAAAAGAAAGAGCACTCGAGCTTGAAAAGCAAGGCAGAGTTGAAGAACTAGCAGCGTTGCTGACAGGTGAGCTGACCCAACTAATTGGCAATGAAGGAGTTCGTTCACTACAGGAGTTGGGTAAAACTACAAGCGAAACAACAAAGCTTTGGAATGAACTGACAACGCAATTGTTTGCGTTGGTTTCAGGGCCTTTGGACATGTTCCTGAAGGCCGTAAATGATTTATTGGGACGGCTAACGCAGGGCGGGAAGTTTAGCGCATTCTTAGGAGATCTTGACCCAGAACAACGTTCTGCAGCGGAGGCAAGAGTTGAGGAGTTGCAGGGCAGGGTTGGGAAGGGAAGAAGCGCGGCGCAAAACGAAAGAATGACGCTTCAAGCGGCTCAAGCGCAAGTTTTGGAGGAAATGGGTGGCCTAAGGCAAACAACCGTTTCAATCCCAGTCACAAAACAAGATCGAAGAGATTTTTCAGTCAGTGGCGAGGATAAAGCTGCCAAGGACAAGGCACGTTTAGATCAAAAACTGGCAGCACTTGAGCAAGAAAGACAGAAGATACTTGAGATCTCTGCCTTTAAGGACAAAATTGCTGCGGCCGAGGCTGCAAGCGATTCACAGCTTGTTATTCGTTTACAAGGTGAGCAACGAATTGCTCAGATTGAATCCAAGCGTCTAACAGATCTAACAAAGGTCAAAGACCAGCGATTGATTGATGCGATCAACATCAATGCAGCGACTGAAAAACTTGCAGCGCAGCGTCAAACTGAGCGTGACATTACGGAAGAACAGCGCCAGCGCCAGGAACTTTTTGACACAACGATCGAAGGTCTTGAGCATCAGCTTCTGATGACAGAGGCGACAAGTCAAGCGGAACGAGATCGCCTGAAGATTGCAAGAGAGCTGAAAAAACTTGAAGACAAAGGACTGAAAGGCGATCAGTTAGCGCAGGCTGGCAGCATCATGGAGCAGCTGGCTGTAGCGCAACAGCCTTTAAACGCGTTCATTCGTAAAGCCACTGAAGACCTAAATAACTTGCAGCAAGTTGCTGTTGATGTTTCTCAGGGTATTGGCAATGCAATTGGCGGTTCACTGGTCAACGGTTTGCAGGGGTTGGTTACTGGAGCGACATCAGTCAAGCAAGTGTTTGCCGACATGTTGAGGAGTGTGGCTGACGTATTAGCCAAAACCGCTTCACAGATGATTGCTCAATATATTGCGATCGGGATTGCAAAAGCGTTTGCTGGAATGGGCGGCGGTGGTGGAGAAAACAACTTAAATGTTGATCTTGTTCAGTCGTATATGGCTGAAGGTGACTATGTTTCCGGTGGTTTTAAAGCATTTAACCAAGGTGGTGTAGTTAGCAAGCCATCTCTTGGTCTTGTTGGTGAGGGTGGCGAACCTGAATACATCATTCCTCAGTCCAAGATGCGTGAAAGCATGTCGCGTTATTCGCGCGGTTCACGCGGTGGTGGTGTTATTCCTGACAACCGTGGCGGTTCTGCAAGCGAAGATGGTGGCGCTGCAGTTGCCGCACCAATTGACGTTCGCTACACCGTGGAACGCATCAATAGCGTTGATTATGTAACTGCTGATCAGTTCCAGAGTGGAATGCAAAGTGCAGCGGCACAAGGCGCACAACGCGGAGAACAGAACACGCTAAAACGATTACAGATGAGCGGTAGCACCCGCAAGAGAATCGGCTTATGACAAGTTTTGCCTTTGGCCATGCGCTACGAATAAAGCCTGAGCAAACAGAGCTTTATCGTTTCCAGAACTTTTTTATCGGGAAAGAGATTACGCACTCTGGCTCTGGCTATCAGTTTGTACCGTTTGCTTTTTCGGGCGTCACCGTTAATCGCACAGGTGACGGTTTAGAAGCAACGCTAGTTTTCCCAAATAACAGCTTGGCTCGCAATTGGGGCGTCAGTGCAATTGAAGGCACCTGGGTCATGGAAGTTGACGTGTTGATTATCGAAGACCCTGACCCTGACACAGGTTTATCAACGGCAAACACAATTATTCACACCTACACAGGCCAAGTGACAGGCGGGCAGTGGGACAACACGTCTTTGAATCTGGAGCTGAGTTCGGTATTAGATGCTGTTGGAACGGACGTGCCAAGGCGTTCTTTAACGAATCGGGTTGTGGGCAACTTGCCAATTAGCAATAATGTCCGGCTGCGCTGATCTCATCGGAATGCCGTATCGGCTAGGCGCTGACGGCAGCGATGGCCATATTGATTGCATCCACCTTTGCTACAAGGCTTTAGGCCACATTGGCATTAACCCGCCACCGTTCAAGCAGTCTTGGTACGAAGCGAGCAAATGGGAAGTATCGCGTGATTTATTGAAGTGGGGTTTTCGGGTCAAGAAGCCTGAGTATGATGGGGATATTCTGCTGTTACCACAGCAATCCTGGGCATTCGCAGTCACATGGCAGACGGGAATCTTGTACGTCAACAGGGGAATGGAAAGAGTGCAATGGTCTTCGGCCCGTCAATTTACGACGTACCACTGCTTCCGTACGAAAAACAATTAATCAAGACGATTGGGATTACAGAAGAAGAGTATCAACTTTTTGCTGCTGAAGTCAGGCGACGTGGTCGATTGAGACCTGCAGAATATGAACATATTCCTGAAATAAATAATGAGGTCACAACAGTTTTAATTAGCCTTGCGATCAGCCTTGTGTTGACTGGTGTTTCGTACCTGTTAACGCCAAAGCCCAAGATGCCTTCGGCCCCAAAGTCAGGCCGTATTGACCTAGAAAGTTTTACAGGAGCTAGTCGTTTTACCCCATCGAGAGGGTTTGAAACATTAAACGAGCTAGCAGACTATGGGGCACCAATCCCTATCATCTTTGGCCTGTATAACGAAACAGAAAAAGTTGGTGGCATGTTGATCGAGCCACGCTTGGTGTGGTCTCGTATGTTTAGCCATGGCACACAACAACAAGCCAAGCTTTTGTTTGTTGTGGGTGAGCAAGGCATTAGGACTGAAAGTGCCGAAGATGGCATTGCCCCACCGTCATTGGAAGGCATCTTCCTGGGCAACAACGCCTTAGACGTTATCTATGACGATCTGTTCGCTTTCTACTGGAAGCGAGGTTACACCCCAGAAGAAGGTGGCTTTGTCCGTAAGACGCATTTTTTAAAAGGTGACAAAGACGTCGGCAACTTAAGTTTTGGTCCAAACGACGAAGTTTTTGTTTGTCCTAGCGATGCAGAGAAAAACGACCCAAAGGCTTTTTGCCATGCGTTTTCACCGGTTAACAACGCGCAGTTTGGCGTGTATGGAGCGATTGTTAACGGAACAGGTTACAGGTTGAATTATCGAGTTATCACTGTTCCCAGAGATGACATAAACGACAAAGAACAAAGAGTCAATATAATTAAACGTATAAAGGTTATTGGCGATTTAAATCTAGGCAGAGACGGAGATTCTTCGCTCGGCGTAGACCCTGGAACGCTCCCAAGTGAAAGTGCTGACTATTCAAAAATCGTACGAAAGCAAAAACATGTAGGCGAAGGCCGTCAGTACAGCCCACGGATGGGAGTTGTTCGTCACACTCGTGGCGGAACTAACACAACAACTAGTGGCGCTGAATTGTTCAAGGTTATTGATGTTGAGGTAGATGACACAATAATTTTCCGAATATCTAATACTGAGATACCTACAGACGCCTACGCGTCAAGGAAAGATCAGCTTGGCGAAAAGGTAGACGACATTAATTCAACAGTTTTATCGGAACAAATTTCCGCCGATGCAGCGATGCAAATGGGCGAGATATTTGCAATTGGCAATACTTTGTGGAAAGTTATTGACAGGTCGCAAACTGAGTTCAACCCAGAGCTTGAAGAGAAACCTGATCAGCAAATCCGGCTTAGGTGCATTGATACTGGTGAATCATCTGAAAAAAAGATAGGCATTGTAAGCCTAGATAAGGTTGTTAGTCCAGAGATTTATCTTGACGATCTCAATGGTGTTGGCGCGGGTTTTTTCCCTTTGACTCAAATCGCGACGGCAACTGTGCGAAATAATCGCCCGGCAGTTGTAACAGAGCTAGGAATTAAAAGTACGGTATATCAAAACTTACAAGGGCTATGTTCTTTCCCTGGGTTGCCATCGTCAGATGAAATCAATGAATACGACCAGGATAATATAACGGTTGCTACTGGAACGATTACAGCAACAGTTGCAAGGTCTTCCTGTTTTAGAATTTTTATCAGGAGAGCAGGGCTTAATGCAAGCGGCAACCCGCGTAATTTTAAAGCTTTCCCGCTGCGATTTGTCGTTGTAGGTCAAAGACCTGTCGCTCAGTACAACTTTATTAGAATTGAAAGTCCAAAAGGTTTAGGGCCAGAGGAGTTTGAATTTAAAATTGTACCTTTGCCTGGCTCTGAATTACGCGCACTTCCAGAAACTGCTGAGTTTGTAAAACTTGCAGCAACTGTTCCTAATAACGATTCTGAAACAACTTTAGTCAACAGGCCAGCGAGCGTAGCAAACATTGATGGTGTATTTAACGTTATTGCTGCTGGGTCGGTAGTACAAAAGTCAGCAATAAAAGTGAATAAAGAATTTATGAGAAAGCCTAACTTTAATTTTACTGCTGCAGGTTTAGGGACTCCGTCGGTGGTTGAAAGGGAAAGTGTGCTCCCTGCGGACAGAAGTGGCACTGACAACCAAATTAATACAATTGAAGTTGTAAGAACTTTTTCGAACGAGGGTAACGCGACAGCGGGACGAATTGGCGCAATGACGTATGAAATTGCTGGCGATCCTGACGATGGCCCAAACAGCTCTGTTGCGGTGGGTCAAACGATTACAGTCGTCACAAAAGAGTTTTTAGATGAAAATAACGATTTAGATTTTGCCATAGTGCGTTGGACATTGATAAAAAGACGATTGTCTGATGGACATTTTGCAAGAGAGTACGGCGGACAAGATACTGTTTGGACGCCCACAACCATCGAAGTGCTAGCCAGTTCAGGCAATTATTCTGTTGGCAGCGAGTTAAGAATAAAGCGCGGTATAACTGGAACCAATGTCGCAGGAGGTGACACCAGAGCCTATCAAGGCAGTAATCCTTTTAAAAATAATCCAGACACTGGCCATACTCTTCGCTGGTCTGGGCAAGTTTATCGTGTGACATCTATAAGGACAGTTGAGGCAATACCAGGAAGAACAAACGGTTTTTACTACCAGTTGTTTGCCATTGATAATCACTTTGCAAGTAATTTGCCGGTTGGAACGGTTGACACGGTTTCGCAAACCTATACCGAAGGCAGTAAGAGCATTCGTATCCGCTATAGGTCAACAGTCAAACAGCTTCCAGACAACCACTGGTCAGGCGAAACAAAAGCCTGGACCGATCCAAGCATTGAGATAATTGAAGGAAATAGTACAACTTCAAACTGGGAAGTTAACGATAAATTTAGTGTTCGTTTAACTATTACAAACGACAATCCTTTCAAGACTGTTTATGGAGAGTCTGGCCTTAGATTTCAAATAGCTCAACGAAATGAGATTGTTGGGCAGAACACTGTAAAGGCAGATGTTATTTTTGAAGGCCAAAGCCAGTATGCAGACGTTAGTCATTACAGAAGCCTTGTTCAAAAGTCAAACGAAAGCGAGCCAGAGCATGAAGTTGTTTATGTGAACGAGATACTGCCTAACGATCCAAGCCCTACATACAACGATTTGACGATGGCCGGTCTTTCCTTGAAGGCCAGTCGCAATTTTACGCAGCTAGACCAATTACGAACTTGGATCGGCAGAGGGCTTCACGTAGAAAGACTGCATGAAGATCTAAATACTTACGAACCGAACGGTCAATCAACAGGTCCAAGCAATCTGCTGACGGACCTTGTGTTCTATTTGTTTACCGATCAGATGGGTGGAGCGGGAGGCTTAACCGGCATGACAGCGGCTAACCCAACCTTAATTGAAAAAGACAAGTTAAAAGAAACCTCCAAATTCTTGCAAAAGCAGAAATTATTTTTTAACGGCGTAATTGGCGAAAACATCAACTTGCGCCAGTTTGTGATGGACATGGCGCCAAACTTTTTATGCAACTTTGTTTTAGCCGATGGCAAGTTTGCCTTGTTGCCTGCTATCCCTCATGTCCCAGCTAGCGGTGAATTTGAGCTTGGGCCTATTACGATCAGTCAGTTCTTCACGGCTGGAAATATTCTTGAAGACTCGTTAAAGATTGAATACTTAAGTTCGGAAGAGCGCAGGCCGTTTAAGGCAAATGTCCGCTACAGGCAGGAAACCAAGAATAAGTTCCCAGAAGAAAAAGTTGTAGAGATTAAAGCTAAACGCACGGAAAGCTATGACGCATTACAAACATCTGCAAACATTGAAAGGGTGTCGCATGAACAATTTAACCTTACGCAATTTTGCACATCAAAAGAACATGCGATAAAAGTTGGCAAGTATTTTCTAGCCTTACGTCAACTCGTTACCCATACGATTAGTTTTTCGACCACGGTTCACGGTCTCGATCTACATGCTGGTGCGTTTATCAAAGTCTCTACGGAGTCCAGCCCATACAACCCTGCAAATAATGGAACGGTTAGTTCAACAGGCATAGTTACCAGCGTCAACCCGCTAAGTGATGGCCAGTACAATGTTTCTTATTACAAAACTAATTCAGAGGATGTGCAATCTGGATTTATGGGCGTAAGCGATGGAGTTGTTCAGGACGCAGCGTTTCATTCCTCAGTTTTTACCTTGGCCAATGCTGAGGTGTCTCAGAACGTTTATGTTGTTGAGCAACTGACGTTCTCTCAAGAGGGCACTGTAGACATCGTTGCATCAGAGCACCCTTGCAACGATGATGGAAGCAGTAAGCTCGCGCACATGATGCAAAGCGGGCAATTTGACATTAGCCCTGACGAAAACTTAAGCGACTAATGGCTTTCCCAACACTTGCCCCAACCAGCCGAGCTTTTGATCCTGGGGACTACCCGATCAAAACCTTTAAGTCTCAAAGCGGCGCCGAGACACGAATCCTGTACGGCAGCGAGCGTACCAACGTAAAACTGCAACTGTCTTACGCCAATATCGGCGATGCGTCAGCAGAGCTGTTCCTTGACCACTTTGACGAGACAAAAGGCACCTTCAGCACTTTTGCGTTGCCTGACGGGTCATTGGGTGGTTGGAGCGGAAACACTGATGCCTTGCGCTCAGAACCAACAACAATTCCAACTGTGACACTTGCTGTGACAGTTGCAGCTTCTGGTGGCGGCAATAGGTATCGGATTGATGGGTCTTCGACAGATAACCAGACGTTGACGCTGACTGAAGGCACTGTTTATTTGTTTAGCCAATCGGACTCGTCAAACTCTGGTCATCCATTACGGCTTAGTACAACAAGTGATGGCACTCATGGCAGCGGCGCTGAGTACACAACAGGTGTAACAACCTTTGGAACTGCTGGCAGTGCTGGAGCGTACACACGGATCAAAGTCGCTAAAGACGCTCCAACTTTGTATTACTACTGCGTTAATCACAGTGGCATGGGCGGTCAGATCAACACTCCTGCGGGCACTGTGTCATCTGAATCAGGAACAGCAGCAAAGTACAGGTACGAAAGTGCGCCACAGTTAACGCAGGTGCGGCCTGGGGTTAGCACTGTTACAGTGAATCTCATTGGCGTGATCTGATGGCAAAGGTCTATACCGGCAGAGATGGCGTCTTACAGGTCGCTGGTACGACTGTTGCCAAAGTGTCGAGCTTCTCGGTGCAAGCAAACCTTGAGACCTTGGAGACCACAACGCTTAACGAAAGCATCCGCAGTTACGTTCCAGGAATTGTTGGCTACACGGGCAGTTGCAGCCTGCTTTATTACAAAGACGACAACGGATCAATCAATACGACAAGCTTGCTAAGCGCATTGGTCAAGACTGGCTCTGATGGCGTTAGTAGTAGCGACACCGTTGATTTGACATTTCGTTGGGTTGATGGGGTAGATAACAACGACATCAAGATTAAGGCTTACGTTTCAAGCGCCACGATGGGTGCTGCAACTGCTGATTTGGTGCGTGCTGAGATTTCGTTTATTGGTACGGGAGAGCTGCTAGCCGCCACGATCTCATGAGTGTTTACCTTGGTACGTTTGGCAAAGTTGAACTGCAACGTCAGTTTGACGGCAGCGAACTCAACTCAACAATTAATACGGACGATGTAAACACTACGGCAAGACGCTTTAGTTTTGATTTTGAGCGCGGACAACTAATTACTGGCGATCAAATTGAAATAAAAAGCACTGACGGTAGTGCTCTTGACTTTATTAACGGTTACACAGATTCAAGTGCAAAAAGGTTTATTCACGTCAACGAGCTTGGCGGGATAAGGCTTTACAGCAGTTTTGCCGATGCTGTGAACGGCGGAAGAACGAACGCACTGGTGCTTGCAACTCCTGGCAATGCCATCCCAATTTCAGTAACTGTTGAAAACAATATTGCTCGTCTGTTAGCGCAAGTAAATAGTTACGAGCTTAATACCGAACGAGAGACTGTCGATACAACAACACTGTCTGATGATTTTAGGAGTCGCATTAGCACGTTGGTATCTGGCTCTGGCCGGATGTCTTGCTTTTGGGAATATACGGGCGACACCGTAAAAGAGCTGCCAAATTATTTAATTGAGCTTTCTTTGCGTACTAAAGTTGGCAGTCAATTCCATGCAAAATTTTATCTTAAAGCAAACGGTTACACCCCTGACGGGTCTGCGCTAAATCAAATCGACGATATTTTTTATGAGTTTGATGCTGTCATAACAGCATGTGCGGTGCAGTTCTCGCCAGATGCTGCAGTCCAAATCACAGCAGATTTCATTACGACTGGAGCGGTAGAGCTGAAAATAGATACGTTTGTCGGCGAAGCGGTCTTGCAGGAAGACGCCAGTGACATACTCTTAGATCAAGACGGTGCGGCTAAACTGCTGCTAGAGACCGACCTTTAAGCAGGGAGCTGACCACCAATGGCTGATTTAAAAATCAGTGAACTAGCA